TAAAAAAGACCCGATTACAAAAGAATTAGCAATTAAATCAAAACGACAACTTACATCACAGCAACTAAAAGAACGTATTACACAAAGGCTAGAAGCATGAATACACACATTTACTCATGTGAATATGACGAGGGCAATAAAACCTACGCCATGCACATATACGGAACGATTGAAGAAGTAACACAACACGCAGAGGCTTTGGGCTTATCAGAGCCGAGATTAGTAGAAGCGATTATTCCGATTGATTTTAAAGAGAGATTGAATTGATTGACTTCGTACTAAACAAGGCTATAGGCGGTAACTATGACTTTCTCATTACTCGCCTATCACAGCTTGACCCTACAGTCAGATGGTCAGTTAAGGCTAAACCATTCAAAAGTACACGTAGCACAGAGCAAAACTCACGCCTATGGAAGCTATACAACGACTTAGGCGAGCATATCGGACACTCGCCTGATGAAGTGCATCAATTGATGGGTTACAAGTTCCTACGTGAGCTTAAAACAGTGAATGGCGAGGCGGTAGAGATTATTAAAAGCACGACTAAGTTGAACACGAAAGACATGGCTGAATATCAAGAAAGTATCGAGCGATGGGCTAGTGAAATTGGATTTTATTTTGAAAGGGAACATTAATGACACAACCATTTTTTACAAACAAAGATGACCTAGCCTTTGAGCGATTAAAGCGCATCTTAGAGCTATGCGAACATAAAACAAGGTTCGGAATTATCAGCGGTGAGATGTACAGCTACGATGGATGCTCTGTAGATACCACTAGGCGTTATGCTCGGAAGTTGGCGAGAGAGGGATTCTTAGTACAAACGCAGGTAATGTCTAATGTGATTTTTTATCAAGCGATTAAGTCTGATTATCCTTTCGACTTGGTGGTGAGTGAAGAAGAAAAAGAGCGCAGGATATTATTCCAAAGCGCATCAACACCTAGAGGCAAATCAGCCAAGCAAGCAAACGCTAATCCTTATGCACGAGTATTTAACATTGATGAAAAAGACAAGAACGGCAAATACATTTATCAGGATAAATACAACGAAACCGCAAAGATGGATAAAAAGAAGTCGCCTAAGAATTACTGCAATAGCAACAGCCTGGCGATGTTTTGATGATACTCGGCACTCGCAAATGTAAAGTCTGTGGCGAGATATTCCAAAAGAAAACGCCATTGCATTGTCTTTGCAGTGGTGCTTGTGCAGTCGTACATATCAAAGCTCAAGCAGAGAAGAAAAAAGAACTTGAGCTGAAAGAATCTAAGCGCGAAACAAAAGCCAAGCGAGAAGCAATTAAGCCTCGCAGTAAATGGCTAAGTGAAGCTCAAGCAATATTTAACAAGTTTATAAGGCTAAGAGATGAAAACCTACCATGTGTTAGTTGTGGAAGATACCATTCAGGAAAGTACGATGCAGGACATTATCGTACTGTCGGAGGCGCAGCACATCTTAGATTTTCTGAAGACAACTGCCACAAGCAATGCGCTCCGTGTAACAACCATCTATCAGGAAACATCGTCAACTATCGTGCAGGAATTATTGCGAAAATCGGCATTGAGCGAGTTGAAGCAGTAGAGAACAACAACGCGACACATAAATGGACACGCGAGGAACTGATAGCGATTAAAAGTAAATACAAGGCGATGCTAAAGGAAATTAATTAAATGTATAAATCAACTAGCAAAAATTCACAAAATGCAGCAACGCATATTCATATTTCCAAATTGATGAATGGTGAGCAAAATCTAACAGATGTAGAGAGATATGAATCATTTAAAGATTCTAGGCAGAGGCTTTTAGATATTCATGCAAATGAAACTAATAAAGAATTAAAACTAAGTTTAGGAAAGCAGATTGATGCTATGAATAGAAAATTATCTGATTATAAAGATAAGGCTAAAGCATCTAATCCCCCATTGCAGGTAGGCGAGTACATCATTCAAATTTTCAAAGAAAAATGCTCTAAAGAAGAATGGGATGTGATTATCAATGAAGCAAGGCGCAGGGCTTTGGCGTAATTAATAATGGCTCTGGAAAATATGGCCTATCGCAACCCACTAGATTACATCATCCACCTTGAAAGCAAGACCTGCAAAGGATGTGTCCATGCTAAGAATTTAATATTGATGAATAAGACTTATGAGCTTTGTAGTTTGGGTAGGACATTTGGTAAACGGTGCAAAAAATATAGGGAAGATAAATGATTAATATCAGCAATTATATGTATGAAGAATTACTTAATTGGCGCAGATGGTGTTTATCTAGCGGTGGTGGTGGGCATTGCATGAGTTTAGAGCATCGCTATCAATCTGAAAGTGACTTAGATAGGGTTGCTACTGCTTATGTAGAAATAAGAAACTTTGATGCATTAGCCATTGAAAAACAATTATCATCTTTAACCTTCCCTAAAAAACAGCGCAGATTAATTATCAATGAATACATATGGCGCAGACCGTACATAAGAACTTGTAAAGAACTTGGAATAACTTTTAGCGAATACGACCAAAAGGTAATTAATGCCGTGAATATACTTGAAAATAGATTAAATAAGACTATTGACAAGTATAAAGAACAAGAGTATATTAAATTAAAATTAACCGAACTAGCCATGTTCACGTTGTAAATTCTCACCTTCGGGTGAGTTACCGACTGCGCTAGATATACAGCCTCATACTTAAAACGTGTGGGGCTTTTTGCTTTTGCACAGCCTAATTAGCGCATACCAAGCCAACAGAAAGATGGATATAAGGCCATCCTGTGCAATCCTTAACATAACTGTAACGCCTATACACAAAGCGCAACCTTTACAGTTAATTTATTCGATGTAGCTAGTCGATACGTTTAAAACTCCCATGACGATGACAGAGCCAAGTCCGTGCTACTTAGGAACGTGGAAAGCACCTATTGAAACATCTAATCACAACACTAGAGGTAATCACCATGCTATTCATCATTGCAGGTGTGATTAAACACTGGGGATAATTACGTCAGAAACAGGTAATTAACTATGAAAAAACAATTAAAGGCTGGTAATCCTAATCTAGCAGAAGCCAGTAAGGGTACTCAGTTTAAATCAGGGGTAACACTTAATCCTGGTGGCAAGCCAGTAGGTTCACGTAACGCCTTGCAAGGTGACTTCATGCGTGAGTTAGCTGCTGACTTCGCAGAGTTTGGAAAGATTGCCATATCAGACACAAGAGCGAATAGCCCAGCTCAATACTTAAAAATAGTGGCTAGTTTAATGCCTAAAGAATTGGAGATTAAACGCCCATTAGAGGAATTGACAGATGACGACATCATCGCTGGTGTTGCCGCACTCCAATCCTATATTGCTTCTTCAAGCTATGCAGGTGGAGCTGGAAACACGACAGAGCCAAAACAAGTTACAGACTTACAGGGCTTACACTAAGCAAACAGAGTTCCACAATGCTGGAAAGACCTACCGTGAGCGATTGCTTATGGCAGGTAATCAGTTAGGTAAAACGTGGTCTGCTGGATTTGAAACAGCAATGCACTTAACAGGTCGCTATCCCGATGGTTGGAATGGCAAGGTATTTACTAAGCCAGTAGCAGGTTGGGCGGCTGGCGTTACATCAGAGGTAACAAGAGATAGCGTACAGCGTGTGCTATGTGGTCGAATTAACGCAATCGGTACTGGCTCTATACCTAAGTCTGCCATTAAGGATAAATCTCTTAAACGTGGCGTAGCTGATGCGCTAGACACTATGGTTATCAGGTTCGGTGGTGGCGGTGATATTCAAGCAGGTGAGAGCTTGCTAGGGTTTAAGTCATACGATCAAGGCCGTGAGAAATTCCAAGCTGAAACACTAGATTTTGTATGGCTTGATGAAGAGCCAGACGATGATATTTATATTGAATCATTGACACGCACTAATGCAACTAATGGCATTGTTTATATGACATTTACGCCATTAAAGGGCATGACTACCACTGTTAAACGCTTCGTGATTGATAAGCCTCAAGGCACTCATGTAACAAACATGACTATCAACGATGCAGAGCATTACAGTAAAGAGCAACGCGATTCTATTATTGCCAGCTATCCAGCACATGAACGTGAAGCTCGGACAAAAGGCATCCCAAGTTTAGGCAGTGGTCGCATATTTGCTATTGAAGAAGAATCCATCAAAGTTGAGCCGTTCCCTATTCCAGCACATTGGGTGCAGTTAGGCGCATTAGATTTTGGATGGGATCACCCAAGTGCGGCAGTTCGCATGGCATGGGATAAAGATACAGATACAGTCTACGTGATAGATTGCCATAGACAGCGTGAACAAACGCCTCAGATGTTTTCATTATCTATAAAAGAATGGCCTTCGTGGTTGCCATTTGCATGGCCTCATGATGGATTGCAACACGATAAAGGCAGTGGTGAACAGTTAGCCGAGCAGTATAAGAAAACAGGCTTAAAGATGATGCCTAATCGCGCTACTTATCCTGACGGCTCGAATGGTGTTGAAGCTGGCTTACAGGATATGTTACAGCGTATGCAATTAAGAAAGTTTAAAGTGTTTAGCCACCTATCTGATTGGTTTGAAGAATTTAGGATGTACCACAGGAAGGATGGCAAGGTAGTTAAAGAGTCTGATGACTTAATGGCTGCAACACGCTACGCATGGATGATGAAACGCTATGCAATCAGTAAGAATGAATCTGAATATGCACAAGAACTACAACAAGCACAACCAAATCAAGATGGAATCTACTTTTAGGACATTATGACTACTTCTACAAACAACACAGCAGCACTAGCATTACTGCTAGATAGCCGCTTAGTAGATTGGGAACAGGCGCGTAATGTCCAAGAACTAAAGATGCTTGATTGCTATAACGATGTG